CAGTCAGATGCCAAACTAGGAATCATTCTGTCACTCATTGGACGGTTCTCCCTCTTACAAGCCCGAAACCTACACCGTCGAGGGCAACCAGATCCTTTAATATACGCCGCCCCCCAATATTATTATACCGAGAGGTCTACTACAGCCTACCCCAGGACACGTAGGCGCAGTAGGTACGCACACCTCTCTCCCCGGCGGCACCCCCCTCGTACCTATCACCCAACTTTTTACATGGCTCAGGGACCACGCGGGGGACTACACAGCGGTACTAGACGAAGTTGATAAAACTTTTTTAAACTATAGCTACGTAGTAGCTATCCTATTTAATTACTTTAGTACTAACAAAACCTAATGCTTATAGTGATTGTACGCTTATCCATAGTGTGAATTCCAATTCATCGGCCGGGTCTGGACTATCATGAATTGCCAAGATATACCACAAGTCACCCGGTTGGAGGTCATAGATCTTTCCATTTCCTTCCCATATAATTTGCGCTCCAATGTAGGGTTGCGATACGGGCGGGTCAGGAAACCAGAATACTTCCTGAGTATGAAACCAAGCACAGGCCGTGCCCTGATCGAGCGCTTTCGCTGACCCACTTCCCATGTTCTGTAGGGACAACGTAGGTGGGTTATTACCTTGTCTAACCAATACTAATGCAAATCCTACAGCTCCTATATTATCTGAGCTATTTGTGGGTATAAAGCTAAGCACTAGTTTTCCTATCCTATGTCGAATGGGCCAGGAAGAGCCTGCCATCGGCCTACTAGTCTGAACGCCTGTAACCGTATCTCGTATACTAACGATATAATCATCCTCGGTCCATTCTTGCTGCCAAGACATCTCTCTTTGCTCAACCCGGGCATAAATAGTCAAAAAAATTGGAATATTATTTTATGTACTAGACATACCAGGAAGTATTCTTCCTAGTAGCCCGCTTAATTACTTTCCCGCCAAGTCTATCTAGTACCTGATTGACAAATCAACAATCGTATAGATTGCTGCTGCATTTGAGTTACTGCTAGTTCTACCCATAGTATAAATTGTATCCCCGGCGTAACATCTAATCCATTCGCCATCGCCCACATAAGATCTATTGTATACACCAGGTCCAACGCCCCACGTAGCGTCTTGATCGAGGTACATGCCTTGATCCCACCACAACACCATATCATTAGCGCTCGTCAAGTCGGTAGCACCACTACTGGGAGCTATTATAGTACTAGTCGTGTTCCCATCGGTTCCCATGTCGTGTAAAATAGCTTGATTCCAATGAACCGACCCATTAGTGGCATTGGTACCACCAGCAACCACTTGGACCTTGTTGATACGTATATGACCAGTTGCTGGCATCGTGTATATATCTATTCTTCCGATAGATGCACTAGCAGAAGCTAGAGACAAGGTCTTTTTCAAAATTTGCCTCTGGTAAACGTACATTGATTACTAAGTATGGTATTTTTTGCAAGCCCGTAAGATGTACAGACAACAATGGGGGGTACAACAACCATCTTCCAAACGCTCAAATCACACACATACAGCTACTTCAGCCGCTGTGTCGTGTGCACGACACATAATACACGCCATTCAACAAGTAATGCAATTTATTAGAAGCATTAGGTTTTGTAGAAAAACTGGACAGTGCCACAGAGAGTAATCTCTTGTGTGGCGATACTTCTTGCAGTAAACACCAACTTATCACCGGCTTTGAGCTTTCTCATTCCTTTCGTCGTTCCATCCCATTGCGCATGAGTGGCAGTAGTAAGCAACGCAGTAGAACCGAACGCGATTACATTTTGCTCAGGATCATATGCACTATCTCCATTCGCCATGTTCACAGTTCCAACGGTTGTACCGGCGGGCACTACGACAATAAGCCAAGACAATTGTGTAGGCGAAGCCCCTGCTTCAGCGACCGCCCCGATAGACCAGCGAATACCGGTGAGAGTTCCAGGGAAAGAGGCAGCCGGATACAAGTCGAGGTTTTGTTGCGTGGTATTTAAATCAGTAAAAAGGACACGCATCATCTTCTTATCGATCGGTCTCTTCGCACGTCGACCACTCGTAGCAGTGGAAGTAGGTCTAGCTCGTTTGCTCATCTTAAGGATTAGTACTTGACCGGCGGCTTACATGCCCTGCTCTTGGTATACCGTTTACGGGTTCAAATAAATTAAATTCCCAAAATTGGTAATAAACCAACGCTACCAGGAACACCCGCGTAAATGTCCGTTAAACTCAGTGAACATCACCTGGACTGTCCGGAAACACAGTTCGGCTAAACTCCCCCGTGCTAATTTTAGGTTGCCACCAGTTTATAAATTTTATTCCACGTGGCTTTGCTTTATAAGGTAGGTGGGCTTGGCCGACAATAATATTACAGTCGGCCAGCCCCACCTCACCCCACCGCACATGGATGATAAACACAACGCAAGACTACTTCTGGACCTTACTGCTGATCATGATAGCGATTCATCTTCTGAGGTACTTGGCTCCGCTTCAGAGGTATTAATTCACAAAACTAAACTAACCGACCGACAGTTCGAGTCATTCGACTTAGCGTCTTTAGAAGACATATATGAAAACAGCGAGAGTAGCGAAGACGATTCATGCATAATCATCGACACGCCGAGTAAGCCGATTTTAAAGCGACAGAACGCAACGTTACTGTCGCCACGTGAGGAGTCTAGTATAGCCGTCATCGATCATCTTTGGTCTAAAGAATATCTTGAACCCGAACCCACCACGCAACCAACTCCGACATTGAACCAGCCGGAGGAAGAAACAAACGCACCTGCGGTGGTGGAAGATCCGGATATACACACCATAAATCCTCACGAGGATCGAGATCGATTCCGCATCCAGGGCAAATATTTTTTTTTGACCTGGCCCCAGTGTTCTACACCCAAAGAGACAGTGTTAACGCGTCTTTCCTACTGTGCGTCATTTGACTATGCCGTGGTATGTAGAGAAGACCACAAAGACGCAACTGGAGAGCATCTCCATGCCTTCGTAGCTTGGCAGAGGCAACAGAACAAAAAGGGCTATAAATGGATAGACGACCTCGCTGATTCTCACGGTAACTACCAAACAGCCAAGAATAACACGAAGGTGATCAAGTACGTCATAAAACACGGTGACTATGTATCATCACCGGGTTTTGATCCTGTGGAATGGCTACGCCAAGCCGAACAAAAGAAGACAACTTCTACTGCTACCCCTACAGGGAAGACCACTGCCAAAATTACAAACCTCATCCGTGATGAGGGCTTTGATATATGGCAACTCGACGAAATTCACCCCGGTTTTGTATTTCACAACAAACGTAAAATACAGGAGTATTCTGAGATGCAAGCCCTTAAAAAGATTAGGTTGTCGCTACAACCGTATCCCAAACTAAACCTCGACGACTATCCGTCAGCCGATGACCCCACTTACATAATAGCAAAGTGGTTGATCGAGAATGTGAGACTACCTACAAGGAGGCCTTTAAAGACCAAACAGCTCTACATATGGTCGAGAGCCCCCGATTGCGGCAAATCGCACCTGGTACAGGAACTATCGAAATACTTGTCGATTTATAACATGCCTCGCAGTGACTACATGGATGGTTACGAGTCCAATAAATACGACCTAGTAGTCTGTGACGAATTCAGAACCGATCACACGATCCAATTCTTGAATGAGTTTGTTCAAGGATCCACGATGCATCTTAACCAAAAGTTTGGAGGCCACGTAAAGACGGACAACCCACCAATGATCTTTCTCGCGAATATGCAGCTCGAGGACATATTCTGGAAGAAATCCCGTACTGATCCCTTCAGAGCGTTAGTCTCAAGATTTCTGATCATCGAAATTCCTGAGAAGTACAAGATCGACGTATTTAAGCAGCTTTAGTTGCAGTGATATGCCAATAAACGAAGACGTTATAACTATTTTCCGTATATTTATTATGACAAAACAAGAGGGCAGTCAGATGCCAAACTAGGAATCATTCTGTCACTCATTGGACGGTTCTCCCTCTTACAAGCCCGAAACCTACACCGTCGAGGGCAACCAGATCCTTTAATATACGCCGCCCCCCAATATT